GAAGCGCGGTAAGAAAGTCGTGCGGCGTTATCGTGATGAGCGTGACGCTATTGAAATGCCAAGGATGAAGTTCAACATCCTTTGGTCAAACATTTCTGTTCTATTCCCTGCACTTTACGGACGAATGGCAAAGCCTGAAGTCTCGCGTAGGTACATGGATGCAGACCCTGTTGGCCGTTTGGCCAGCACAATGCTTGAGCGCGTGGTTGAGTATGAAGTCACCCAATTCAACGATTTTGACTCAGCAATGCGTGGCGTGGTTGAAGATCGACTCTTACCTGGTCGCGGTACAGCATGGGTCAGATATGAGCCTGTTATCGTAGGTATTGAGCAACAAGAAACGGGTATGCCCACGGGCATTGAGGCCGATGAAGGCGCAGAAATCACCAATACTAAGGAAATTGAGCGTGTTGACTCAGCCCACAGTCCTGTTGATTACGTTTACTGGACGGACTTTCTGCATTCACCAGCACGAACATGGGATGAAGTTTGGTGGGTGAGCCGTTGGGTCTACATGACCAAGGACGAGGGCATTGAGCGTTTTGGCGATGTGTTTAAAAACGTGCCTTTGACCGACCAGAACGACGATATTGACGCCAAAAACCCAATGACAGCCAAAGCGACTTACGGCAAAAAAGCCAAAGTTGCTGAAATCTGGAACAAACGCACTAAAAAGGTCTGTTGGGTTGCTAAGGGTTATCCCCAAGCATTAGATGAGCGTGATGACCCGCTAGAACTTGAGGAATTCTTCCCTTGTCCTAAGCCTTTGTTGGCCACAACGACCAACGGGTCAATGATTCCAGTACCTGATTACTGCGAATACGAAGACCAAGCGCAAGAGCTGGACAACCTGACGCAGCGCATTTACCTGTTGGTCAAGGCTTGTAAGGCCGTGGGCGTGTTTAACGCTGAATTTAAGGAATTGGGGCGTTTGTTCACCGAAGGCGTGGACAACAAGCTATTCCCTGTGACTGCATGGGCAGCAATGAGCGAAAAGGGTGGCTTAAAGGGCGCCATTGATATGCTGGACACCAGCGCAATCATTCGCACCTTGCAACAGCTTTACCAATCACGCGAAGTCGTCAAGCAGTCTATCTACGAAATCTGCGGCATTTCTGACATTCTCAGGGGTGCTACTAACGCAAGCGAGACTTTAGGCGCCCAACAGCTTAAAGCCAACTTTGGCAGTCTGCGATTGAGAGCAACTCAGGGCGATGTGGCTCGATTTGCGACTGATCTGTTCAGAATCAAAGCCCAGATTGTCTGTAAGTTTTACCCACCTGAACTGATCGTGGAAATGTCGGGGGTGATGAACACTCCTGAAGGCCAGAATCCTCAGTTGTTGCAAGCTGCGGTGCAGATGCTGTCAAACAGCACGATTCGCGACTTTCACATTCAGGTAGAGGCCGATACCTTAGCGCAGATTGACGAACAGGCTGATAAACAAAACGCAACTGAAGCGGTCAAGATCATTGGCGACTTTTTAGCTTCTAGTTTGCCGATGGTTCACCAGGCTCCCGAAATGCTGCCGATGATGAGCGAAATGCTTTTATTCTTAGTCAGGCGTTATCGCGCAGGCCGAAGCCTAGAGACGGCCATTGAACAGGCTATGAAGGCTCTACAGGCTAAGGCACAGCAGGCCCAAGCGCAACCGCAACAGAATCCTGAGATCATGAAGCTTCAAGCCGAGCAGCAGGCCGAGCAGATGCGGATGCAAGCCCAAGCGCAAAGTGAGCAGATGAAGATGCAGGCCGAGGGGCAACTTGCCCAAGCTAAAGCACAGCTTGAAATGCAAATGCAACAAGCCAAAGTGCAAGCAGACCTCCAGCTTGAGCAGATGAAAGAGCAGTTTGCCCAACAGCTTTCAAATAACGAGCTTCAGGTCAAAGCAAGAGAAATGCAAGGCCGCGAAGAATATGAACGCTGGAAAGCCGAGCTGGATGCGGCAACTAAGGTTTTGGTGGCCAGAATCGGGGCCAATCCTGGTGTTGACTTGCAAATGCTGGAAGCAGAACAAGCGGCGTCCGAGAAAATCACCCAAGAACTTGGTGTGGGTGTACAGAATGCGGTCATGCAAATGGCGCAGATTGCTGACAACATGGCCAACTTACATGGGCAGACCATGCAGGGCATTGGAGAGGCTGTTAAAAAGCTCGGAGCGCCCAAGAAAGTGGTGCGCGGCGCTGATGGTCTAGTCATTGGCGTGGAGACGCTATGAGCTTAGTTCTTGCTGATCGGGTACGTGAGACAACCCAAACCACGGGAACAGGCACGATTACGCTAGATGGGGCGGTGCAGGGTTTTCAGTCTTTTACGGTCATTGGCAACAACAACACAACCTACTACACGATCAATCGAGGGTCTGAATGGGAAGTTGGGCTAGGCACGTATTACGGCGGTACATTGAGCAGGGACACAATTTATGCGTCCTCAAACAGCGGTAATAAGGTTAACTTCAGCGCAGGCACAAAGGATGTGTTTGTCACCTATCCTGCTGAAAAATCAGTCAATGAAGACGCCAACAATCGGGTATTGATTCCATACACAAGTGGTACAACCAATGTTGGTTCGCTGAATGTAGGCGATGCAACAGCACACACAGATTCGGGCGTGATTGCTGGATTTACGGCAAGTGAGCCGCTGTATCTTTATACAAGCCTGCAAAACACTAGCGCAAGCAACACCAGTTATGCAAGTTATGCGGTTAATGATGGTGGGCATACCGCATATGGTGAACTAGGAATAAATAACTCTAATTACAGTTATTCGGCTGCGGGATACCCCAATAATGGGTTTTCTACGCCATTGGCGACATTTGTTGAATCGTATGGTGGGCCGTTGGTCTTGGGGTCGTGGGATAACCAAAAAATAAGCATGATCATCAATGGTGCTGTTAGCACTACGGATGCAATGACAATTAATACAAATGGGTCGGTAGCGTTTAATGGTCAGGTAGGAACTGCGGGGCAAATCTTACAAAGCAATGCCACAAGCGCACCTACTTGGGTAACGCCATCTGGAGGAACTGTTACATCGGTAACGGGGACAGCTCCTGTTGTGTCTTCTGGTGGAACAACGCCAGTCATCAGCATGGCGGCAGCTACTACATCGGTTGATGGTTATTTGACTTCAACCGATTGGACAACTTTTAACGGTAAACAAGCTGCTTTGGTAAGCGGCACAAACATCAAGACTGTTAACAGCAACAGTTTGCTTGGTTCTGGCAACGTATCTGTTGGCACAGTCACAAGCGTAGGCGGCACAGGCACAGTCAACGGCTTATCACTTAGTGGCACAGTCACAAGCTCTGGCAACCTGACCTTTGGCGGTACGCTTGATTTGTCTAGCCCACCCGTTATTGGTGGAACGGCTGCGGCTGCGGGTTCGTTTACCACGTTAATCGGTGGTAGCGGTTCAGCTAACTACGAACAAATCACAGGCGGTGCAGCAGGTAAAGCTGTCCAGTTTCAATCTCTTGGTAGCGATGCTGCTGTTTCCCTTGCTATTCAATCCAAAGGCACAACAGGCGCTATTGATTTGTCTGCACAGGGCGGTGTGAACATTAGTAACGGTGGTACGGTTACTGCTATTACTAGGACTGCGGCTGGTTCTGGATATACATCACCTCCAACATGGAGCGCATCTGCACCAACTACCGCTGGTGGCACTACATCATCTGGTACGACAACATTAAGTGTTGTTTCTTCTACTTTGGGTTCTGGTGGAACAGGTGGAACGTATGCCGTCAATGATGTATTAACTGTTACTGGTGGCACATCAACACAAGCAACGCAAATAACTGTAAACACGGTGTCTGCTGGTGTTATTTTGACGTATACAGTCACAACAGGCGGAAACTACACAGTAGTTCCAAGTAATCCTGTTTCCGTGACAGGTGGTGGCGGTACAGGCGCTACATTTAATTTAACTTGGGGCATTACATCAGCAGGACTTGCTATTTCTGTTGCAGGTTCAGGCTACGTAGAACAACCCACAGTCACTTTCTCAGGCGGTGGTGGTAGTGGTGCTGCTGCTTATGCTACTGTGGGGTCTGGAACGACTGTTAAGAGCGTTGGCTCTACGATGTCGTTTACAACCCCTGCTGGCGAACAGTTTAGGGTAATAGATAACGCAAACCCTACGGTTTATTGGCAAGCCTTTGGGAGTGCTGGTAATGCTATATTGCGTTCTACTGCTGCTGGTTTATTACAATCTTCTGGCGCAAATCAAATAGCATTTCAAACAAACCAAGGTTCTACTCAGTTTAATATTGCCCACACAGCCTCTGCTGTTAACTACGTACAAGTAACGGGTGGTGTTACTGGTAATAACGCAACAATTTCAGCGCAAGGCAGTGATGCAAGTATCGGACTATCTTTTGTAACTAAAGGTGGCTTCGGGATGCAGTTTAACAACTCATCTGGTGGCTCTATTGTTCAGTACACTCAAAGCGGAACAACTTCTGCTACAACAAATTATTTAAGGTTTACAAACTACAACGGTAGTGGTACATCGCCTATTATTTCAACGCAAGGTGGTGACACAGACATATCACTGTCTTTAGTCCCCAAAGGTCTTGGCATTGTTCTGTTGAACCAACAGACCCCAACGGCTGTTACCGCAACGGGAACATTGACAATCGCCAACCTGCTGACTCAGATCATCACATCAACATCGGCAACGGCGGTATCATTAACTTTGCCAACAGGTACGCTGTCTGACGCAGGTGTATCGGGAGGCACAAGTGCGGTAAACACCAGCTTTGATTATTCAATCATCAACACAGGTTCTGCGGTGGGCGATGTAACTATGGTTGCGGGAACGGCTCATACAATTGTGGGGTCTGTGAGCATCCCAGTGGGCACATCAGGCCGCTTCAGATGCAGGAAAACGGCAACCAACACATTTGTTTCTTATAGGGTATAAACATGGCTATTCTCAAAACCATACAAACAGATTACGGTGTACCAGCGGAATACTGGAACATAGGCGCTGTGCAAGAAGACTTTAAAGGCAAGGGCACTGAAGTTACGTTTTACGGCTACGCATCCAAGGAAGCCCGTGACGCAGGCAAACAGCCATTGAGCGCAGGCAAAGTGCAGATCGCTGGTGACGAATATGTAGCAGGTGCGGATCGTGCTGCTTTGTACTCGATCATTAAGCAAAAGCCTGAATTTGAAGGCGCAGAGGACGCTTAATGTTTGGATACGGGGCATTTGCTGAACTACCGTTTGCTACGGTTTCAAGCGTAGTTAGCCCTGTAATCACCGAAATCCCATTAGGCGGGCATTTTGGTTTTGATGAACGAGACAAGCGTTGGGAACATGAAAAAGAGCTGGAAGCACAACGCAAGAAAGCGCTTCATGCTGCAATATTTGGTTTGCCGCCAGAAGTTAGAGAAGAAATTAGTTCTGCGCCTGAGCAAACAATAGAGATTGCAGCCAGAAATACAATTGATTATGATTCGCTAATGCAGCGGGTTAAGGAACTTGATAAGCGGATACGCTTTGAAAGGGATGAGCAAGATATTTCAATGATATTGGAGTTACTTTGAGACAGACTTGGGTTTATCCAGCGGACGGGTCACCACCTTACGAGAAGCACCTTGGCCCACCTGACGAGCGTTACTCAGTAATGGGTGACATTGCTCCATTTATGTCTCCAGACGGGGTAATGATTGAGGGTCGCGCCCAATGGCGAGAACACCTTAAACGGACTGATTCCATCGAAATGGGCCATTCGGATGTTAAATATGCTCAAGAGCAATGGAATAAGAAAAAAGCAGCTCACATTGACCGATTGCGTGGTCAAGTTGCGGTTACGCAAGAGTTTGACCGACCTGGTGCGCCAATCAATCCAATGAAAATGAGTGGATTGAACGTGGAAATGGCTAATCGGTTGCATAATCGGCCTATGCCTGAGCGCAAAGAGATGATTAAAATGACTTTAGACCAAATGAAAAGGATGAGATAAATGGAAAACGAAGTTGTCGCACCCGACACGATTGACCCAACTCCACCTGAACCAGAAATTAAAGTTGAGCCGACCGAAGTTAAGGTTGAGCCAAAAGCAGAACCACAAAGTCGTTCTGACGTTATCCGTGAAGCGTTAAAAAAAGACGCAAAAGAGCCTAGAGAGCCAAAAGCAGAACGCGCTGCTAAATTCCCAACACCAGACAGCAAGCAAGAAAAGCCTGCTATCCAAGCACCTGAAATGCCCAAATCTCTCAAGATAGAGATGAAAGCACATTGGGAAAAA